GAGTAAAGTAAAATTTACTTGTAGTCTAACCAAAAAGAAATATAGTCTTAGTCAGATTTCAGAATGGTTTCTTACTGAAGAAGTTCAGAAATACCATAGAGCCGGTTATGTTGCTAAATATATGACTAAAACGCAAGAAACAAATAATCCAAAACCTTATCAAAAAAGTAATTTAGAACAGGTCTTTTGTATTGTTATGGTTAAGAAACAAGCACCAAGACCTAATGTGGACGGCATGAAGCCAATTGCTCAAGCTATGCCACAAGTTGACTTTGATGATAAATTACCAGAGGACGCACCATTCTAATGGATTTAAGAAGTGATGATCTTGAAGTAACTATTGAAAGACTTAAAAAAGAAATAGATACTTTGAAAACTATTATTGATACTAAAGACATTCAAATAGAAAAACTTCGAGATCAAGTCCGACAGTTAAAGCAAGAAGCAGAGGAGATGTTACTATACCCATGATTGATGATTATGTAAGTTGGAACAGCGTAGAAGCTTATCGTAAATTAGAAAAGGCTTCACAAGATTGGTCGGAGTGGCAGAAAAAAACTATAATATTAGAATCTGGTAAAAAAGCTATGTTCTCTAAATGTTTTCTAAAACATAAGCTAGAGTCTAAAACAGTTATAGAAGCTGAACATAAAGCTAGATTAGACCCAGAGTATGTTGATATTGTAAAACAATATGCAGAGAGTGAACAAGAATTAATCAAGGCAAGATTTCACTATAATAATCTTGATAAGTACCTGTCATTAAAACAATCAGAATTAAAAAGGGATTTAGCTTTAAATGTTAAACAACCTAATTAAATATTCCATGAATGAAAATTGGTTTTTTTCCTCTATTAATCTGTTTATGGATAGAGTTGTCAGGGAGACTTGGCAACTCGTAAAGAATTTGTCAGAGGGTTTTTGGGCTTTAGATTCAGTAGCCTATATTTTTTCCTCTAACAATAGAAGCGATAATAAGTTAATGCTCTCTCTATAATTATCGTTTCGGTGCTGGGTGGCAATTAGTTAATTAATGTAAAATAACTATATGAAGTGTGTAGAGCCACCTAGCACTTATTAATGTCTAGTAATTTCTAAATATTTAAGGTCAGTATCTTCATTTACTGAACTATAAGAATAATCAAAATTAACTACTTCCAGATCATCTCTTTTTTCTAAGACTTCTTTCATTTCGTTTAATTTATTAAAATGTGGGTAAGTATCTACAAATCTTAAACATATCCAATGGCCAAACTCTTTATAAGGAGATTGAACTTTAAATTCTGCTTCTACGATTATTGCATCTACTTTTGACATAGATACACATTATAAGATTTGAGTTTTAAATGATATTTATTTTTTCTTAAACATATTGACCCCTTTTAGTCCTAGAACAGAACTGTAGCCACCAATAATTAATCCTTGTAGCCATAAAGGGAAACGATCTATTTGATCGAAGAACGCATCAAGCTTTGCAATCATATTTGGGTCATCAGAAAAAACTCCCCAACCAGCTATTAGTAGTGGGATAGAAATTAGACAAAGAACTATTTCGTCCTTAAAATCATTTGCTTGATGTTCTTTGATAGTTTTAACCATTTCGATTTCACCATCAATTACTCTTTGCATTTGTTTTTTTTCTGCAACAGATTCTAATATCTTTGCTTCTTTTTTATTCTTCCAGATTTCAGCACCTGTTTTTAATCCAAATTTAACTAATCCTAACCACATACTATTCTTTTATCAATTCTATACCGAGATCGCAATAATGCTTTATCTTTTCATATTTAGTTTTTAATGACTCTCCTTTTTTCTTTCTCACAGCATATTTCACTATATTACCATCAATGAAGTTTAAATTATGCGATATAATGAGTTCTATTGGTTGGATTTTACCTTTGTAATGGTTACCACCTATTTGCTTATCAATAGCCCTCTCCGTTGCTCTATGACGCTTTAATCTAGACAATTTTACCTATCCATCTTCCTTTATTGTTTAAAACCATAGGAAGTAGTCTTGGTATGCCATCTAGTATAATTCCACAACCTACAATAAATCTAGTTTTAAAGTTTTTAGCATATTGAAAAGCTAAACTCTTTTGATTTATCAAACAACCTACATTCATTCCAAAAAATATATTATCTGGGTTAGCCCAATAGCTTATTACAAACTTTGTATGATAATGGCCTTGTACTGCTGACATTCCCATAGTTTGAGATACCTTTAAAATATCTGCTGATCTTCCATGTGTAAAAAAACATCTTTGACCATTAGACATTGTTAAGGTTAAATCATCTACCCATTTCCATTTTTTAGTTCCTAAGAAGTCTCCATAATCTTTTAAGAACTGTCGGCTCATTCCATATTTTAATGCTCGTCTATAAACTAAGCTAGAGTGGTTGCTATCTACTTCTACCATTTGTGGAAATATAGATTCTAATTGTTTTATATATTCTTTGCTACGATCTAGTTCCATTCCAGCAGAATATAAATCTGGGTCGTGGGTGTGCATTGAGATTGCGTGAAAGTCTAGCATATCTCCAATATTGATTATTGTATCTGGTTTAAATTCTTTTTTAATTTCAGATAAAAATTTTATTGCGTCTTGGTGTTGATATGGAATGTGCATATCAGAAATAACCAAAATTCTTTTATGAGCCATACAAGTAATCCTTGTATATTTATTTTATAGTAATGTAAAGATTACAACTTGTCTAACAAGATCATAATTACATATCCCATTGAACTGATTAAAGCACCAACGGAGATTAACATTATTTTTTCAATTCTATTTATCTGGCCTTGCAGATCATTAATTTTATCATGTGTAGCTTTTTGCATTATACGACAAAGTTTTTCGTGAGATTCTATTTTTTGCAAAGCTGACTTACTCATTAGCTTTGGTCAACTTTCTCTAATATTAATTCAAACCCACCACTTATAGATGAAGTAGCACTAGATTTGGCTCTCATTTCAATATCTGTTTTAGCTTCTATAATTTCTGGTACATGATAATTCTTTTCAGTAAATCCACCTCTTGTTGTTATAAATGATCTAGTATTCCAAGTATTTCCATTATCAATTTGTTTTATTCTAAATTTAATTTCGTTTTCTAAATCTTTAGAACTACCTATATCTAATTGAACAAGATAAGCATTATATTTTCTAGGAACTGTATAAAGTGCCATCAAAGTTTGACCATAAGTTGGTTGTATTTGTGCCACAGTTGTTGATGAAACAGTTATTGTAATTGTTCCAACATTTGCATTTCCTGTATTAGCAGTAATCATTAATGCTCTAAAAACTCTGATAAAAGATATTGACCCAGCACTTCCACCAATAGTTAAAGTTTCTTCTGCTAAATCATAGTTAGAATCCAAACCAAATATTTTAACTGTTCCTGTGTTATCTGAACTTGTATCAGATGATGTTGCAGTTGCAGTTCCAGCAGATGTAATAAAAGTATAATCTCCACCACCGTCCCAGATAGTTTCAAATGATGATCCTACAGAAGAATTGTAACCAAACTTTTGTATTCCTTGAAAGTTATTTACATCTCCTCTTTGTATTGATACTCCAAATGGTATATTAAAAACATTACTTATCATTTCTTTTTACTCTTATATTTTTTAATAGCTTGTGAAATAAAGATGTTCTTATAAAGACTTACTTTTTTTCCAAACTTTTTATCAGCTTGTCTTTTTGCAGATTTATATGCTTTAGATTTTTTATTAAAAGATTTTGGTTTTCCTAATCTCTTTGGTCTTGCTTTTGCATATATTGGTTTTTTTGGCATTATTTCTTTTTCTTTTTCTTCTTCATCATTTTAGATTTTTTTGGTGGTCTACCTTTTTTAGAACCATAAGTTCCTTTACCTCTTGGCATAGTATTTCTCCTTTAGTTTTGTAGTTTTCCACCTGACCATTTTGCATCAGGTAATCCATTTGTATATGACTTTCCGTCAAATGTTAATACTTGTTTTCTGTTATTTCCCTCATGGAACGATACATGTATCCACCCAGAGTTTGCTTCTCCTGTATAATATTCTAAAATTAATTGGTCAAAATCACAATTATTTTGAATCCATAATGCTACTTTTAAATTACTTTCTGATGGTATTTCCATATCAACGGCCATTCCAAGTGCATGTTGGCTAGTTTTTTT